GTTGGAATAATCCTTGTTCAAAGGTACTGTTAGCAACAATGATTTCTTTTACAGTAGGTAATATAGGTTTTTTAATTCTAGCATCTCTCATTTCACTTGCTAGAATGTTTTGTCCGCTTGCTCCGTCAATAACTATTTCCTGTATATCAGCTTGCTTTAAAAAAGCTATTATCCATGCATTGCCTTGTCTAACGCTTTGACAATCAATAGACTCTACAAATATATCACCAGTATTAGTTTTAACTGCAATACTCATAGCTACATTTGTTCCATCATGGCCATATTTAATACCTACAAATAATTTTCCTTTTAGTTTAGGTAATTTATCAACTCTTAGTTCTTCCCATTCGTTTTGGCTGATTGCTGATTTTTGATTGTATTTAATCCATAACCCTAATCGTTGAACATTAAAGTCTAAATCATCATCTCCAACTTCTGACCTTATTGTTCGCTCTGTCAATCTCAGCCCTAAACTTGGGTTAGTCCGATACCACAGTTCAATATCTCTAACATCAGATTCTTCTTCAACGCTCCATTCAGCCCATCCGATATCTTCATTTCCACCATCTAAAGTTGTATTTCTTAGTCCAGTAAAAACTGTACCACTGCTTATTGGAGTTGGTGGAGTACCTATCAAGACTGTTTGAGGATTCGGACTTGCTGCAATTGTATATTTCAATGCTGATTCTTGGTCGTCTGTGTATTCTTGGGCTTCGTCAATGACTAACAAATCAAAACTTTCACCTAAACCACCGAGAGATGTTCTAGTTCTAAAGTCTATCCTTCCACCACCAATTAGGTCAATGCTTTCATTTCCCCTTGCCTTAATACTGGCAAAGTCAACTTGATTTTCATATCCCATAGCTTCAAGGATTTCAACCAATCTTTCAAAAGCGACTTTACTAGTGTTGGTTCGGTGGGCTGTATGGATGATTCGTTCTCCCTCGAACAGTCCGTATAATTCCCTCATAGCTACTACTTCATTTTTACCATTCTGTCTAGGTACGGAAAAGCCAAACTTCATGTGTACCCATAAATCATCATCATTTATTGATAAAATCGCATCTAGAATATATTTCTGCCACTCGTAAGCTTTTCTTTGAGACTTCTCGTATAGATTTATCGCTTCATCTGATGCTGTTTTGTTATATGGTAATATTACTGATTTTGTAGGTGTTTGACTGCCTATTCTTTTAGTCATATTGTCATTTCTTTCGCCTTTTCCTAGCTAGGGAATATATTTTATCCAATACTTTTCTTTTTCCCATCCCCTGGGTCATACTCTACAGTGCATCTACAAAATCTATGTCTGCGATAAACATCATCTGGAATATTAGGTGAGTGATAAGTCCCCGCTACTTCTCTACACCAATCACAACAGTCACCTTGCACTATTCTTGTGACACTTGGTACAAGTCCCAACCCTTTGTGAAACTCTGTGTTCTTTTCTATAACATCATCAACTATTGACTGAGTAAAGTTTTTTATTGGTTCGTCTAGTATCCACTTGATATTGTCAAAGAATTCTTCTTCATCAAGTCTATCAATTATTCCATCTATTCGACTTTGATTTAGAGGAGGGACTTGAGCCTTAATTCCCATGCCAGCATTTTTATTTAGGATTTCTTGGACTATTACTGCATTGTCTGTGACAATATCATAATTATTTATCATCATAGGTTCTACAGTTCGTTTTGCGATATTGTAATACATTTTTCCATCAGGTAGCACATCAGATGATAAGTGTTCTCCAAATACTTCAGCTAGGATATCCCCAACTTCTATTGATAAGTCGTTGATTTCAGAATACGTCGGCTTTCCGTCTTTTATTGTAGATAGTATTTTCTCTACCTTTTTATTCTTATTGTACTTTTCACTAAATGACTTTCTCAACTTTGCAAATAATTCAGGTGCTATATCAATCATTATTCTTCACCTTCGATTCCCGTAATATCATGTAAGTTATCTTTGCCAAAATATCCTGGTATTGCCTGGTTAACTTTTATTGCTCCATCACCTATCAAGGATATCGTGCTTGCATCTGGTTTAAATACTGGTTGCCATTTAGCCCTAGTTTGATACAGTTGATTTCTTTTGTATGGATAATCGTCTCTTAAACAAGCTGCTAAATATCCAACGTTTAAAAACCCTAGTGCAAAATCTCTTTGAGCCTTTTCTGCTGCAAGCCTTAATGTTTCGTGTGATGCTTTGATTGCTTCTGCTGATGATGGATTATCTGTTGAAAACCCTAGATCATCTAAGGTAAGTCCAGTTTCTCCAGCAAATCCTGACGCAGCATTCTTTAGCTGCTCTGTAAATGGTGCCATTGACTGCTGTTGAAATTGTCCTAGTTTAGGCTGGTCCCCTTCATCATCTTTTGTAAACTGTAACATTGCCGATATTGTAGCTTTCCAAGCATCCATAGGCTCTGCATCTTGTGATAATCCAACTACGTATTTTTGAGGGAATGAATAAAATTCTGATGCTACATCTGCTCTTTCTAATGTTCGCTTTGCGTATCGTTGCCAATATATAGCCGACTTAGTTATTCTCGACCTTCCAAATTGGCGACTTGAGTCTGGTCTATGGATTACCGGTACTAATAATGGATATGGTGCATTGTTTTCTGTGTAAGTTATTAATTCACCATCTACATAATAATCCGTTCTACCTGTAACAAAGTATAATTCCTCTATTGGATTCCCATAATCATCTCTTGATAATACTGCATAACCTTCTGTGAGTAACCTTGTTATTGGGTCAAGTATGCCTGTTGCTTCTGAGCCTTGGATAACTTGCAACCTTGGGATATCTTCGTCGCCTTCTGATATGTAGACGAAACTACAAGAGTTGACTAAAGCCGATAACATCGCATCATCAAACAAAACGTCCGCACTATTCATTTGAAAAATCTCATTGATGTTAAAATTATCATTTGCAAATTCTCTAAAAACTAATCTGTCTGCTACACTGTCAACTGCCTTAGAACACCAACCCAGCGTTGCCTGATACTGTTGTCTTAATTGTTGAGGAATAGCTATGCTTGGTTCTATGTCCTTATTCTTCATATCATATGTTTTTTGCCTCTTTAAGGCTCCATATCTATACCTCTTTAATTTGTCGCGTAAATACTCTATACTTTGCATGGTTACCTCTTTTCTTGGGGGCTTTGTGTATAAATATACATTTGACACGAGCAAATATGCACAGTGAACGGCGGAAGGTCTTTCGTGCGTGTGGGTAGGGTGGGTATGCCCCCTGTTGTTTCC